TCTATAATCTATTTTACGATGTATTAAATATTGAATTTAACCTTTGGTCATGGACTAGAAATATGGTTAAATACGGTGACTTTTTCTTAAAATTAGAGATAGCTGAAAAGTTCGGTGTATACAACGTACTACCTTACACGGTTTACAATTTAATCAGACATGAAGGTGCTGACCCAGAAAATCCACAGAAGGTAGAATTCGAATTAGAATTAGACGGTATAGCAGCATCTGCTGACCCTAATTACAGAAGAGGAAATAATAAGAATAAAATTATTTTTGACAATTATGAAGTAGCTCACTTCAGATTACTATCAGATACATCTTATCTACCTTATGGCCGCTCTTACTTAGAACCAGCTAGAAAGATACATAAACAAGTTACCCTTATGGAAGATGCGATGTTAATTCATCGTATCATGAGAGCACCAGAAAAGAGAATGTTCTACATAAATGTTGGTTCAATACCGCCTAATGAAGTAGAGCAGTTTATGCAAAAAACTATCAATACCATGAAAAAAACTCCTTATATGGGAGAAGATGGTCAGTATAATCTTAGATTCAATATGCAAAATATGATGGAAGATTATTACTTACCTGTTAGAGGTGGTGATAGCTCTACAAAGATAGAAACTACTAAAGGTTTGGAATACGACGGTACAAACGACGTTCAGTATTTACAATCTAAGTTATTTGCTGCATTAAAAATTCCTAAAGCCTATTTTGGTTATGAAGGTGAATTAAGCGGGAAAGCTACTTTAGCAGCAGAAGATATTAGGTTTGCAAGAACAGTAGAAAGAATCCAGAAGATAATGAATCAGAACTTACTAAGATTGCCCTAGTTCATTTATATACACAAGGTTTTACAGGAGAATCTCTAACTAATTTTGAAATTAAGTTAACTACACCTTCAATCATATTTGAACAAGAAAAAGTAGCACTACTTAAAGAAAAAATTGATTTAGCGAATCAAATGAAAGATTCTAAATTATTCTCTACAGATTATATCTACGAAAACATATTCGATCTATCTGAAGATCAGTATATGCAAATGAGAGATCTAATGAGAGAAGACGGTAAACGTACATTCAGAGTTTCACAAATTGAGGCAGAAGGTAATGATCCTGCAAAATCAGGTATTTCTTATGGAACCCCTCACGATTTAGCTTCAATGTACGGTAGAAGAGCTACATCTACTCCGAAAGGAGGAGGTGAAGGTGAAGTACCAATGGGTTATTCTGAAACTGAACCTAAACACGGCGAACCTGGACCAGAAGGCGGTCGTCCAACAGAAAAGTTTTCAGTTTATGGAACTAATGACGGCTTAGGAGGACGTGATCCTCTTGGTCAAGACGGTATGAAAGGAGGGTATCCATCAGATAATGATAATGTGATGGAAACCTTTAAAACACAGGCTATATACCATAAGAATAAAGAATCATTTAAGAATATTGTATTTAAACAAAATCCAATCGTTGAACCAGATCTTCTAAATGAAGATAACATTAAGGATTTAGGAAAATAATACATATTTATAATAGTAAACGTGTATAATGAAAGTAAAACACTCAAAATTTCGAAATACAGGTCTTATATTTGAATTACTTGTAAAACAAGTAGCTTCTGATACTCTTAATAATAGAGACTCAGCTGCTGTAAGTATTATACGTAAGTATTTTTCAAATAAGACGCCACTAGCTCAAGAATTCAAACTATATGAATTTATTGGGAAGAACCGAACTGTATCTCAAACTAAAGCAGAAACAATTGTATCTACAATTACTGAGATATCTAGAAGACTTGACTACAAGTCTATTAAGAAGCAAAAATATGCATTAATATCAGAGATAAAAGAAAATTATAATATAGAGGAATTTTTCGCTATACAGGTTAGAGATTATAAAGCACTAGCTGCACTCTACTGTATGTTAGAAGCTCAAAACGCCGATACTTTATATGATCCTAACACTATCATTGATAATAAAATGACATTATTAGAGCATTTAACATCTGATAGACAAAATCAAAACAACGTTAAAGATACTATTATTGAAGATTACAGTAAATATGATAAAGACTTACGTTTACTGACCTTTAAAATATTGTTAGAGAAATTTAACGACAAATATAAAGATCTACTCCCAGAGCAAAAAAATATACTTAAAGAATTTATCACATCAGTTAACTCTACTACTAAGTTGAGAACCTTAGTCAATAGAGAATTAGCAGGAATAGCAGAATCAGTTAAGAAGTACTCTGCTAAAGTAAATGATGATGTAGTTAAAATAAAGTTAGATGAAATCTCTAAATCTATCGTCCAAGTTTCTAATAAAGACAGAATCAACGATAGTCATTTAGTTAACTTAATGCAATATTACGAGCTAGTTAATGAGTTAAAATCATTATGAAAAGATCAGACATAGTATCTTTAGTTAGAGAAGTAATACAAGAGTTAGATGAAGCTAACGTTACAGGTGGTACAGCTACCTTTACTCCTGGTAAGGGAATGAACTACGCAACGCCTAATGCTTTCGGTAAAGATAGAAAAGCTAAGGAGGCACTAAAAAAACAAGGATACAAAGAAGCATAAAAATGAAATACAACACAGCTACAGAGAAATTAAGAGCCGTTAACGAAGGTAAAATGGCTAAAGGAGAATTTGTAAGACAGATGCGTCTTTCATTTCCTAACTCTATAACACAATTTAACGGATTTAAAGATACAGTCCAGATCCTTAAGAACAAAGGACTTGTTTTTGAAGATTATAAGAAAGAAAATAATAATAAGAGTTATTCTTTTTCTGATGAGGCTTGTAATAGAGGTATGAGATACGAACTAGGATTATTAGGTATCGTTACATACGAATTTAACTCTGATGAAGACGTAGTAAAAAGAGCTAAAGAAAGAGCAATAGCTAATCTTACTAAAAACCCTCTACACTATATTAACTTAGTCTCTGGAGAATCAGCAGTTGTTGATAAAAACGATAAATCAAAAGAAGTTAAAAGAGGCGCTGCAGATACAGATACTTTCAACGGTTTAAAGAAAGCTACATTAAAAGAAGAAGCTGGTGTGCCAACAGCATTTGACGACCAAAGTATGGATGCTTTACTTCAAATTATTTCGAAATATGTTGAAGATCCAGATAATGCAGAGAAAGCAGTACAGCAAGTTGATGATCAAGGATTAGATTCTTTATCACCAGAGTTAATTGCTAACTTAGATAGAGACCCAGAGTATAAAGCATGGTATAACCAACTTCATAATATAAAAGAAGCAGATCCTATACCTACTCAACCAGGTATACCAGGAGAAAGAACAGTTAACCATGATAGAAAAATGGCAATGAGAGGATGTATTGATGCTTTAACTATACATGGACACCCAGATTCAGGACATAAAGTATCTACAGATGATGCTCTAGCATTTATTAGAACTCATAAAGATGATATTTTTAGCGGAGATATAGATTGTAGTGATCCTGCTGATGTTTGGATGAATTATGATGAATATGAAACTATCAATAGAGATGATGTATCTTTAGACGAAAAAATGTCTGATGATGAAATGGCTCGTATTAAAAATTATAATTCTGAAGAAGATATAGTTACTCCTTATAAAATTGGATCAGGCTATACTAAAAACTTTGATTACGAAGGGATGTTAGAAACAGCTCTAAAGATAAGAGTAAATACCCCAGTAGAGACTATGGAAGCTATCTTTGAAGATTTTACAGATGTAAACTATCATAGAGAAGGCCAACATCTATCTTATGCTATCGATGCCTGTAAAGAAGGAGATAAACAAGAATGTTTAGATCACATAAGAAATTTTAAAAAAGCAATAAAACAAACATTACTTCAAATGTCAGAAGGAGGCTTATACGAAAGAGAGTTAAGTGAAGAAGATTACGGCGCTTGTCCTGATTGTGGAGAAAAGAAACATATGCTAAGAGCATGTGCTTCATGTGGATGTTCAGAAAATGCTGTCTACGAAAAGAAAGGTACAGACCATGATGGTGATGGAGACGTAGACGGTGATGACTATAAAGCTGCTAAAGATAAAGCTATAAAAAAAGCAATGGGTAAAGATGAAGTAGTAAGAGAGAGTCTTAAAACTTTAATATCAAATATACTTTCAGAAGATACTCTTAATGAAGCTGCAACTAATAAATTAGCAGATTGGGGTTCTTCTTACGAATCATTTCCAGGAGTTAAACCTATTGTAAATGATTTAGAAAACATTGTAACAGAAATAGAAGCTTTTTACGATAAAATTGGTGAAAAGATAAAAAGTACTTTTGCTAAGACAGCAGACTTTCAAAATGATGAAGGATTAAAAGTAGGAGCTTTTATAGCGCCTTCTCTAGAAGCTGCTTTCAAACAAGATCTTAGACCAGTAATCAAAGGAGGGTTTACCAAAAAAATAGAGCTACCTAAAGTAAGAACTATTACACAATCAGAAATAGATGCTCATAACTCCGGTGAAAGGCCATTAGGAGAATTAGAAGAAGAACCAAAACAAACGGTATTCTCACCAGCATCTCCTACAATAAATGGTTCCCTTAGAGAATCTTCTTACGGAAAGAAGAATAAAAAATAAAATATCATGGCACAATTACTAGTAGACGTTACACCATTTAAACCTATTATTAGAGAATCTAAGGATAAACCTGGAGTATTCGAAGTAGAAGGAGTTATGCAACGAGCAGTTGCTAAAAACCAAAATGGTAGAACATATAGTAAAGCAATCTTAATGAGAGAAGCCGAAAGGTATATATCTGAGTTTGTTAAAAATGGTAATGCGTTTGGAGAATTAGATCATCCTGAATCTCCTGTTGTCTCTCTAAAGAACGCTTCACATATAGTAAAAGAGTTATACTGGAAAGGGAACGACCTTATGGGACGCGTAGAACTACTTAATACCCCTTCTGGTAATATTGTTAAAGAGATAATCAAAGCAGGACATACTATAGGTATCTCATCAAGAGGAACTGGTTCAGTTCAACAAACAAACGAAGGCACTCTAGAAGTACAGGGAGACTTTGAGCTAGTATGTTGGGACTTTGTATCTAATCCATCTACCCACGGTGCTTTTATGAATCCTGTAGCACTACAAGAAGGTAAAGGAACTCAAAACAGATATTCAAGTTTAAATTCTATTATCAACGATATTATTAGATCTTAATGAAGTTATCTGAACTTATTTTAGAGAGTGATGAAACTCAATTAGGAGCTCAATTAGCCAAAGCAATAGAAAAAGAACTAGAAAATAAAAAACCTGTTCAAGAAGCTTTAGGTGTAGTAGGAGTAATAAGTTATATACTTCTAAGCAACACAGTAGCTCATATGATATCCGGAATGGCTAAAAAGATAGCCAAAAAACAAGGATGGGATAAAGTAGAAGATAAATCAAAAGCTATTTACGACTGGACTCACAAAAATGAAGAAGCATTCATGTCTCCTATTAAAAGAGTGTTAACTGTAGTTCTAGTAGGTAAAGCTAAAAAATACTTAGAACCTGTTACTAAAGGAATATACGCTCTGCTTATTTTTAGTATGGCAGGAGCTTATGGAGGTGAAGCTATACAAGCATTAAGAAAATCATCTTGGGGTCAAGGAATATTTAATACTTTAAAATCTTTCGTTAAAGGAAAAGAAGTGCATACTATATTCCGAAACATACTTTCAGACATAGGATTAGCCTAATTTTTCATTTTTCGTAATTCTTATATATTTATATACGAATATGCAGTCATCTATACTGCATTAATATTTTTATAAACTTCACATTATAGCTCTTAATAGCTATACCGAAAATCACAATTTTTTTTAAAATGGCAAACAAAGAAATGTTTAAGCAAGCTATTGCTGAGGCAAAATCTGTACGTGAAGCCGCTATTGCGAACGCTAAAGAAGCTTTAGAAGAGAGTCTTACTCCACATCTAAAAGACATGTTAGCTGCTAAACTTCAAGAAATGGAAGATTCCACACAAGAAGAAGAAGTAGTAAACGAAGTTGAAAAAGAAGCTGAAAAATCTGACGATAAGAAAGATGAAACAGTTGATGAAGGAGACTATTCTAAAGACGACAAAAAAGAAGAAGCAATAGAGGAAGATCTAACAGAGGTTGAACCTGCAATGGAAGGCGACGAAGAAGCTGAGGATGATTCAGAAGAATCTGAAGACGAAGCTGAACCCGAAGTTGATGCTGAACCAGAAGCTGAGGAAGCTGAAGAAATCGATGGTGACGAAGATTTGAGTAAATTATCAGTTGATCAATTCAAAGACATGATTAGAGATATCATAGCACAAGAAGTAGGCGGAGACGCAGACTTAGGTGCAGATATGGACGGTGGTGATATTGAAGGATTAGGCGATGAAGCTCCATTAGAGGAACCAGGACTAGAAGCAGAACCAGAAGCAGAAGGCGAAGAAGAAATCGACCTAGACGAGTTATTAGCAGAATTAGAAGCAGCAACAGAAGAGCCAGTCTCTGAAGATACTGCTAACGAAATTCCTGCTGAAAGCGATACTAGTGAAAAGAACGTTAACGATACTTTAAAAGAAGATCTTAAAGGAGCACTTGATACAATTGAGACTCTTAGAAAAGATTTACAAGAAGTAAACTTATTGAACTCTAAACTATTATACGTAAACAAGATATTCAAGGCAAATAATTTGGCTGAATCTCAAAAAGTTAACATCATTGCTGCTTTCGATAAAGCGGAAACAGTAAAAGAAGTTAAATTAGTATTTGAAACGGTTTCTGAAAATGTAATTAGTACAAAGAAACAAGTTTCTGAATCAAAAGTTAAGGGTCTTGCATCTAAAGCTACCGGAATTACTGCTACTAAACCAGAAGTAATTTCAGAAGTATCTGACACTGTCAGAAGAATGCAGAAACTTGCAGGTATTATCAAATCATAATTAATAAATTAAAATTCTAAAACAATGGAAATTAATAACCTATTAGAGAGCTCAAATACTTACAAAAGTATGCAAGCTGACTCTGCTAAATTAGCAGAAAAATGGGGAGCTAGTGGATTGCTAGAAGGTATCAAAGACAACAGACATGCAAATAACATGGCTGTAATCCTTGAAAACCAAGCAAAACAAATTGTCGCTGAAGCTAACAACACAGGAGCATCTGGTACAAGTACTGGATTTTCTGCTGGAGCAGGTGAGCAGTGGGCAGGAGTAGCTTTACCATTGGTGAGAAAAGTATTCTCATCTATCGTTGCACAAGATTTCGTATCTGTACAACCAATGAACTTGCCTTCAGGGCTAGTATTTTACTTAGACTTCAAATACGGAGACACTAAGAATGGAAGAACCGACGGAGAAAGCCTTTATGGTAATGTATCTGACGCTAATTCTAAAATCGGAAAAGACGTAGACGTAGCAGGCGGTATGTATGGTGCAGGTCAATTTGGCTACACTATCAATGACGCTTCTAGTTCTGTAGCAGCTACAGTAACAACTGGAGTAGCATCTGGATCTATCAATCATGAAGTAGGATTATCTCCTGCAGATTATGATTTAGTTTCTATTGCTCTACCAGCAGGTGCTGACGCAGAAGGAATTAGAGCTTTCAGATTAGCAGGTATTGCTAACTTCCCTCAATTTACACAATTGAATGGAGCTAACGTAGAATTCGTAGTAGCAACTGGAGCAGCTGGTTCAACTGGTAACAAAGATTTAATCTACCACTTACAACCATCTGACAACACTAGAGGTGACTATGAAGCAAATTCTGATAGAGCAGTTGAAAACTTAGCGATTCCAGAAATCGACGTTCAACTTGCATCTGAGGCAATTGTTGCTAAGACTAGAAAGTTAAAAGCACAATGGACTCCAGAATTCGCACAAGATCTTAACGCATATCACTCAATCGATGCAGAAGCTGAATTGACTTCACTATTAAGTGAGTACATTTCAATGGAAATCGATCTAGAGATTTTAGATATGTTGATCTTAGGTGCTAGAACAACTGAGCACTGGTCTGCAGAAAACAACAAAGTATGGAACGGTTCAAACTGGACTAACTCTACTTCTGATTTCTACAATACTCAAGGACAATGGTTCCAAACTTTAGGAACTAAAATCCAAAAAGTATCTAACAAGATTCACCAGAAAACTCTTAGAGGTGGTGCAAACTTCGTAGTAGTATCTCCAAACGTTGCAACAATCCTAGAATCTATTCCTGGATATGCTGCTGCAACAGACGGTGATCAAATGGACTTCAACATGGGAGTACAGAAAGTTGGTTCTCTTGCAAACAGATTCAAAGTTTACAAGAATCCTTACATGACTGAAAACATCTTATTGATGGGTTACAGAGGTTCACAATTCCTAGAAACAGGAGCTGTATACGCACCTTACGTACCATTAATGATGACTCCATTAGTATACGATCCAGAATCTTTCACTCCAAGAAAAGGTTTAATGACTCGTTACGCTAAGAAGATGATCAGACCTGAATTCTACGGAAAAATCTTTATCTCTGACTTAGCTCAGATCTAAGATTATTCTTATGAATAAATTAAGAGAGGCCTTCGGGCCTCTTTTTTTTTGTCTATTTATAATTAAATTACTATATTACAATTAAGGTTATAAAAAAAGGTATATTAATTAAAATAGAACTGAATGGCATCAAACCATCATACTGACGATGTATTCGTCAAAAAGAATCGCCCTAAGCGACCAATTAAGTTCAATGTAACATTAAACGAAGAACAAAAAGAAGCAAAAAAGTTAATACTAGAAGCTCCAATCACAGTAATAAAAGGAATGGCAGGAAGTGGTAAGACACTAGTAGCAACTCAAGTAGCATTAGATTTACTATTCACTAAACGTATAGATAAGATTATCATAACAAGACCTACAGTGTCTAAAGAAGATATAGGTTTTCTTCCAGGAGATATAAGAGAGAAGATGGATCCTTGGTTAGCTCCAATATATCACAATTTACATATGCTATATAATAAGGAGAAAATACAAAAAGAATTAGACGAAGGTAGAATAGAAATTGTACCATTTGCATTTATGAGAGGTAGAACGTTTCTAAATTCATTTGTAATAGTAGATGAAGCGCAAAACGTTACTCATAATCAAATGGAAACAGTAATAGGTAGACTCGGTAGAGGATCTAAGATGGTAATTTGTGGAGATATGGCACAAATAGATTTAAAAGATAAAAGAGAAACTGGATTTTCTTTTCTCTCTAGAGTCGAAGAACAAGTAGAAGGCTTTAGAACTGCCTCATTAGAACAAAACCATAGACATAACATTGTTGCACCTGTATTAAACGTATATAGAACCTTCAGAGATTAGTTACTATTTATAATAAACTATCGATAAATGGCGAACATAAATATTTGGAACGGTTCCTGTACTTTTACACCTGCAGATAACCCTACACCATTCGGCTTTTATGATTCTGATACTGACTTTCAAACAGAAGCACCTAAAGTAGCTTCTTATTGTGCTAAAAAGTTAGGTTATCCGATGATGGACGTCGAACTAGAATGTCAAAACTTTTTTGCTGCCTTCGAAGAAGCTGTAACGGCTTACGGAGCAGAAGTATTTGCTAACTTAGCATCTCAAAACTTCGGGTCTCTGTCAGGAGGATCTCAAGCACAAGCTATAAATACTACTTTAATTAAACCTTCATTAGAAGAAATGATTAGAGCATCCAAACAGTATGGGATGGAAGCTATGGTTGGAGGATATACTGAACTGTATACTGGATCGATAGAATTAGAAATAGGTAAACAAAATTACGACTTACAAGCAGCTATCAATTTATCAGATGCACCTGGTGTAGCAGAGATTAGAAGAATATTTTACGAAGCACCTCCTGCTATTATGAGATATTTTGATCCATTTGCTGGTACCGGTACAGGAGTACAAGGATTAATGGAGGCATTCGACTTCGGTAAATTTAGTCCCGGTATCAACTTTATGTTAATGCCAGCTTCTTACGATATATTAAAGACCCAAGCTATTGAGTTTAACGACCAGATAAGAAAATCACATTACTCTTTTGAAATACATAATAATAAATTAAGAATATTTCCAATTCCTAAGAAAGTTGGTAAGTTAAGATTTGAATATTACCTAACAGCTGAAAAAAGATATATAGATGACGGATTAAATGTATCAGCATCAGCATCATCACAAGGAGGTTTTGGAGGTAATGCAGGAGGATCATCTGTGATTACTAACCTTTCAAACGTTCCAACTGAAAATCCTACTTATGCTGAGATTAACTCTATAGGTAGACAGTGGATATACAAATATGCAGCAGCAGTCTCAAAAGAAACTTTAGCTTACGTTAGAGGTAAATACACAACAGTTCCAGTACCCGGCTCTGAAGCAACTCTTAATCAAGCTGACTTATTAGCAGATTCTAGAACTGAAAAAACTGCTCTCATAGAAGACCTTAAAGCAATGCTGCAGACAGCTTCAATGAATTCACAGTTAGAGATGCAAGCTGCACAGACAAAATATATAAACGATGCTCTTGCAGGAGTACCTAATACAATATTCATAGGGTAATGAAGTTATCTGATATAATTTTAGAAATTAACTATAATACCTATGAGGCTATGGTTAAAGTTACATTTGGAGAAGAAGGATCTGAAGGGTATGATGATGCTCTTAGAGCAATGCCCGGAGTCACCACAGTAACAGTTGCAAGCCAAGATAAAGAATCTAAATTAGCTACATATAAAGTAAAAATTATAAGCCAAAAAGATTCTATTGAAGCATATAAAGCATTCAGAGATAATACGGTTGCTAAATACGATAATATAATAGCTGTAGAAGTAGGAGAACAGACAATAGAAGAAAAGTAATGATATTCGGAAGCAGTAGAGATTTTGATTTATTAATTAATATTAATAGAGAGCTATTAAGTGATATAGTTGAACAAGAAGTTCTGTACTATAAAATTAGCTTGGACGATACTGTTGCTAACATATATGGAGAATCATTAGATAAATCATATATGGAACCAGCTAAGTTAAACTGCTTTATAACTAGAGGTGATCAAATTATAGATGTAGATGACTTTGGACCAGATTTAGGTAGAGAAGCTTCATTCGCATTCATAAGACAAGACTTAGTTGATATTAATGTAGTACCAGAAGTAGGAGATATATTAGTATGGTCGGAAGATTACTACCAGGTTGATACAGTAAGAGAGAATCAATTAATGTTAGGTAGAGATAAAAGCTATAACCTTACCGATTACGGTAAAAACTTCGGCTCTTCTCTTTCTATTATAGTTGATTGTCACTTAACACGAAGAGAAGTAACAGGAATAGAGTAGCATGGCAGATAGAAAACCAATACCGAAAACACAGAAACAGCTTTCTCAAGAAAGTATTACTCCTAAAGTGAGTGGTACTAAAGCTCCGTCTTCTAATAAGAAGAGAAGAGAGCTACAACGAACTGTAATAAATGATACTAATAAGAACTTCTCTATAGGAATTAGAGATATAGACGAAGCTATATTTTACTACTTTAACAATGTAATAAAACTCTCCGTCATTCAGAATAACTCACAAAAGAATGTACCTATTCTATATGGTTCTCCGGAAAGATGGAAAGCAGTACAGAAAGACGGTTTTTACCGAGATAAAAACGGTAAGGTACTTACTCCATTATTAATGCTTAAAAGAGATTCTTTAGAGAAAAATAGAAACTTAGGTAATAAGATGGATGCTAACAATCCGATTAACTACGGTATATTTGAAAAAAAATATTCTAAGAAGAATGCTTATGATAAGTTTTCAATTCTCAACAATAGAACTGAAACAAAAGAGTATCAAGGAGTAGTTATACCTGATTTTGTTAATATGAAGTACTCATGTATCATATTTACATCATATATAGAGCAAATGAATAAATTAATTGAAGCTATTAACTATGCTTCTGATTCATATTGGGGAGATCCTAATAAATTTAACTTTAGAGCTCAGATAAACGACTATGCCACTACTACTGAAGTAGCTCAAGGTCAAGACAGAACAATTAAAACAAGTTTTACCATATCTCTACTAGGCCATATAGTACCAGACTCTATTAACGCTACTTTACAGGGCTCTAATAAGTTCTTTTCTAAGTCTAGAGTAAATTTTGGTATGGAAACAGTATCAGATATAGCAGTAGTGGATAGAAATAGAATAGCAAACAATAATACTAACCAGACTCGTAGTAGATTCTACGATAAAGCTGGAGATAGTTTATCAATAACAACAATAGAAGAATCAATGACAGCAGAACAGAAAGAATATGTTTCACTAGAACGTATGTATACTAGTAATAACAAAACTGTTACTGTAGATAGTGCGTCTAAAACGATTACTTGGGAAAATACAACTATATCAACACCACCTTCAGGGTTCCCCGATCTCATACCAGCAAATTTTAAGGTATTTATTAATGGACTAATTGTCGAAAGCGATGCAATTACGTCTATTGAACAAATCGGTAACGGTGTTGTGGTTTTATTTAACGATGGATTAGGGTTTGATATATCTGATACAGATGAATATTCAATATCCGGTAAATTTACAGCATAGATGGCATTAATACAGTGGAAACAGATAAGCCCGTCATTAAACGGGAACGGAGACATAACAGGATCGTTAAATCTTTACGGATCACAGACGATTACTGGGGATCTTACTGTGGACGGTACTGTATCTGCACAAGCTTACCACTCAGAGGTAGTTTCTGCTTCAATACTATACGAAAGCGGTTCATCTAAGTTCGGTAATACATCAGACGATGTACATTCTTTTACTGGTTCATTAAATCTGACTGGTTCTATACTAATTAACGGTGTAGGAGTAGTTACCACACCTGAATTTAATGCATTTAGTAGCTCAGTTGCTTCTTCAGTAGGGTCAATAACTACAGACTTTGATGATATAACTAATAAACCTGAATTAATATCATCTTCCGCATCAATCATAGATATACCCGGTAAAAAGATACAGTACTCTAATGTATACCCTACAGAAGGTGATTTACCTAGCGCTAATCAATACCACGGTATGTTTGCACACGTTCATTCTACTGGAGCAGGGTATTTCGCTCATGCCGGTAATTGGATTAAAATAGCAAACTCAGGTTCTGTAAGTACATTAATAGATTCTGTAAGTAGCTCATTAGCTGCCTCTATATCTTCTATATCTACAGATTTTGATGATATTACTAATAAACCTACATTAGTTTCCTCTTCAGCACAGATAGATTTAAGTCTAGCCACTGGCATAGCAGCAAATGCAGTATCAGCTTCCTATGCTGTAAGTGCATCTTACGAGATAATCACAGAATTATCATCATCTCATGCAGTAAATGCCGACTCAGCCTCTTTTATAAGCGATACGTTTATTTCAGAATCAGCTGTTAGATCAGGATTCGGGAATACTAACTATAATGGTAATAGAATAGTATCTAATACACTATTACCAGACCTATTTAACAATACTTTCAATGCAGGAACAAGCGGAAGTGTAACAGAATTCTTAGATAAGATATTCTTTCCTAACTCTGCACCTAATATAACCTCTTCACCTAACCTTAGTATATCAGAATACACGGTTGCAGGTACTAATATAGCAACACTATCAGCTACAGACCCAGAATCACAGTCATTAACATGGGGAATTGCTAGTTCATACTTAGATAATAAAGTAAGTATAACAAATTCAGGTGTTCTTTCATTGGTAACCTTTGCTTCAGCTTCTATTAATACTATAGATAGAGGAGATGGAGTACTGGCACATCAAATTCCGATAAATGTTACGGATTCTTTTGGTGCTGTAGGTACACAAACAGCTTACTTAAGAGTTAATCCTAACACAGCACCGGTATTTAGACAAGGATCTACGGGTGGATCAATAATTAACTCTTATACAACATCAAGAAACGAAAATGCTTCAGCAGGAGAGGTAGTTAGACTATACTTTACTGATAATGAAAGCGATTCAATAACTATTACCTCTAGTTCTATAGCAGGAGACCATTTTACAGTAAGTAAATCCGCCAATTATGTATCGATAGTACAGGCAACTTCTTCTTTAGACTACGAGACTACTTCATCATACTCATTTAACATCACTGCTGCTGACGAACACTATGAAGCAGGACTTGATAACGACTCGATTACACAACTTCCAATAACTATTAATGTTACAGATAATGTGATACCGACTATTAACAATCAAACATTAACCGGTTTTAGTGAAGATGTAAATGATGGAGTAACTTATAAGGATATAGTAGCTACAGACCCTGAAGGTGATACAGTAGTATTTACAAACTTTACTTTTTTAGAGGCTTGGTACAATGGAGGGATAGTTTCACCTGGATATTACACAGGAACAAGCCATTCAAACCCAGACGAAGATCCATTTCAAATGTCTTCCTCAGGAAGAATAACAAGAATTAGTAATAGCTTTATTAATTCAGATAGAATCGATGAGTATAGATACTCTGTTAAGGTATCTGACAATTTTAATACTACCTTTAATACAGCTACAATCACAATTCCTATAGCTGATGACTTAGCAGCAGCAATAAGTAGCAACACTCCTTTCTATATTATAGAATCAGCACTTACAAACGATTTTGTAACCAGTAATGCATCTGGTCAAGCTGGTACTAAAGCAAAATTTACCGCTAATCAATCTGTAAACTGGAATGTAAACAGCACTTCCAACTTATTTAACATAGATAGCTCAGGTAGAATTAAATTAGCTGCAGATATATCCGGTTCTTATGTAGCAGGAGCATCCTTAGTAGGATCTGTAACAGCTTCTAATAGCTTTGGTACTGTAACTGAGCAAACCTTTACTGTAGCTGTAACAGATAATGCTGCACCTACACAGAACTTAACTCAACAGACTGCTAACTATAATACCAATGGAGCATTAGCAGGTAATACATTAGATACAATAACATTTAGTGATCCGAACGGTGACAACATAGATCATTCAACATTTACATTCTCTGGAGCAACAGGGTTAGGGTACTACTATAACGCAGGTACATACTTTATAACTGCTAGTTCTAACTTAAGTGCTGGAAATTATAGTTATACCATTTCTATTAAAGATGAATATGGGGATGATACTTTAGTTGCAAATAATACAATAGCAATACAGCAAGCTACGACAGGAAACCTATCAACAAACGGTAGTTTCTATATTATTGAATCAGCTCTTAGCGGAACTAATATAGTTACTAATTCAAACGGCCGAACAGGAACTCAAGGCCAGCTAAGTGTTAGTTACTCACCTAATTATAATAGTCAATATGTCCAAGTTTGGGCATCTAGTAATAATCAAATAGCAATAGATACTAACGGTAGGTTATCAATAGCATCTAACGTAAGTGGTTCATCATCCTCGGGGGATATACTAAATACTACTATAACCTGGACTGATCAGTACGGGAATACTAATTTAAGTGGAATAACTATAGCTGTAACTGAAAATGCTGCACCAACTGCAGCAATTGGATACTATTCTAATAATTTTAACACAGATAACGCTATAAGCGGAGCAAATTTAATGTCGGTTAATATTTCTGACACAGAAAACGATACTCCATTTACTTTAACTCTATCAGGTACAAACTCTAGCAGCTTTACAGCAGTATCTCAAAATGGAACCAATTCATCTTACATTATTCAAGCTAATGGACCATTAACAGCTGGAAGCTATAGTGTAGATATAAACATTACAGATAACTTCGGTAAAAGTAGAACATATAGCAGAACAATAACAATAGATCAGAGTTTAGAGTTTGGTAGAGCTCTAGTATATACATTATCCGGTAATAGAGTTTTAGGACTTAGTAGTAATTTTAACGGTACAACTGGAATCACTAGTACATCTACTGCTACTCCTACATTAATTACCGGTACAAGTACAAATTCACCGTATAATGGATTTCAATCTGGTTCTTTAGGAAATAGTTCTTTTTCAGTTGGAGGAGGAACGGTTACTAGGAGAGTAGACATAGACGGATCCGCAACATATAATTCTGTTGACAAATTACTTCGACAAGAAGGAAGCTTTGCTGCAGGAAACGTACAAGAACAAATATTTATTTTAGTACCCTCTAATTCAGACCTAGAAGGAGTACCGACATCAATAGGACAATCATTTTCTGGAACAACTGTAGGTGAATATGTTTTTAATGTTAATCCAGACTCAGCCGGTTGGACTAACAGCATAAATGGAGCAGAGATACATAATCTTCCTCTTGAAAATTCATTTGATGGATATAGTAATTGGTATGTTATTGCAGGAACTGCAACTCAAACAGCTAATACATTAGAATTAAGATTAACACCGAGCAGTGGATCTGCTCCAACGAATTAATATAAGAGATGCCATTATTTAGTCAAAAATTAGATTTAACAACAGCTGCTAAAAATGCAGGTACAGAGTTAGCTGATGTTACTCACATAAAAGGAGCTTTTAAAGTCTATGATACTTTTCAAGCACTTCTAAGTGAATCAGTCTCTCGTATATCTGATGATCAAATTGTTTTCGTTTCTAGCGACTCTAATTTGTATCAAGCAACAGTACATCAACCTGACTATGTTAACACTTATGCTCCTTCAGCTTCTTGGTTAGAATTTAATGCTTTCGCTGGAGATATAAAAGGTGTAACACCGGGTGCTGGACTATCTGGTGGCGGTTCAACAGGTACTGTTAGTTTAACACTAGATACCGGCTCAACACATTTTACAGACGCTGTAACAAATTTATCAACATCCGGTATATTTTCAGCAACAGGTTCTCTTTATTCAACTACTAATAATCTAGTAGTAACTGGTTCTTTAGAATTAAATTACGATGGTGTATCAACACCTCTTAGTATAACTTCTGCATCGACAGAAGTATTTAAAATTAATCAACAAGGTATTATGGTTCTTGTTTCACAAAGTGCAGTTCCTGATCCAATGTCAGGCGGTATTTACTTTGGTAGCGACGGTCATTTTTATTTTGGAGTTTAACTTATATGAACATATTTATAAACAATAACAATTATTAACAACCCTTTTAAATTCAAAATTAAAAATTATGGCAGAATGGAAAAAGGTCGTCGTCTCGGGATCCTCCGTAGCTCAATTAGTAAATGATGCAAACTACCTCGCAGAGGGTGGTTCTGGTGCAACACTTTCTGGTTCGTTCAATGGAAGCTTTACGGGTGACGGCTCAAACTTAACAAATGTAGCCGCTAGCTCGATTGCTTTCGGAAACATTACAGGAAAACCGACATTAGTTTCTTCTTCAGCTCAAATTACAGCAACTTCAACAGCTGGATTTGAAGAAGGAGTAGAAGACGTGATCGGTGCAGCGATAGTAGGTGGTACTAACATTACAGCAACATATGATGATGCTGCTGGTACTATTACAATCGATGCTGACTTAGACGGTGACATCACAGGTGTATCTGCAGGAGCAGGTTTAACTGGTGGTGGTACTACAGGTGACTTAACACTTAATGTAATTGGTGGAGACGGTGTAACCGTTAATGCTGATGAAATCGAAGTAACAGTAGATGGAGCTTCAATCGAACTATCAGCAACTGATGGTACAGGAGCAGTAAGAGTTAAAGATTTAGGAATTAGTGCAGGTAAAATAGCAGCTGATGCAGTTAACGGTGACAAGATTGCTGATAACTCAATTAATAGTGAGCATTTCGTAGATGGAGCTATTGATACAATTCACATTGCTGATGACCAAGTAACTGCAGCTAAAATTGCAGATACAACAGTAACAGCAGGATCATATGGTTCAACTACAGCTATTCCAACATTCACAGTTGATGCACAAGGTAGATTAACAGCAGCAGGAACAGTAGCAGTAGCTACTAGTTTAGGTTTGGCTGGTGATACCGGTACAGATACAGTAGCAGGAGGTGAGACAATCACATTTGCTGGTGGTGCAGGATTAGATGCAGTAGTATCAAACAACGCTGTAACATTTAACATTTCTGATTCTTCAGGAATTGTTTCTGCTTCAGCATTCACTTCTCCTTCTCAAGGTACTGTTAGAGCTTCAGTAAATGGTGCTAACACAGACGTTGATACAGGATTACAGACAGGTGATTCACCTACATTTGCAGGATTAACATTATCAGGAGATGCAATCATTTCCGGTGATCTTACTGTAAGTGGCGATATGACGTATCTTAACACTACTAACACTGCAATTACAGATAAATTCATTTTATTGAATTCAGGTTCAGCTAATCCAGACGAAGGTGGTTTCATCATCGACGAAGGATCAGGTGTTGGACATGCTTTCATTTATGACTCTGGTGATGGTAGATTTGGTGTTAATCAATCTGTTAACAGTAATACAGCAACAACAGCTAACAGTGAAGCATATGTTTCTTTAGTAGTTGATCAAGACAATGTTGCTCATGACATTGCAGATACTGAATACCACAAACGTGGAAACATGAAAGTTGATAGTAGCGACGATATCTTCATTTATGTATAAACTTTTTAAGGAAGGCGGGGAGCATAGAGCTCCTCGTCCAACCTTATTAGTCGCAATATAACAGTAATATAAAAATACAGAATCGATAATGGCATCTTGGAAAAAACTTATTGTAAGCGGATCGCAAGCAGAATTAGCTAATATTGATGTAACCAACGCAGTAACCGCATCCTTTTTTCAAGGAGATGGTTCAAACTTGACTAACGTAACTGTTTCTCAAGTAGCAACTGTAGAGGATACATTCACTAATGTTACTTCTAAAGTTATTACACACAATTTTAATACAGACAACATTATAGTATCTGTATATGATAGCAATGGTGTAATGCTTATCCCTGCTTCTATTACGTTGACAAATAGTAATACTGTTACTGTAGCATTCGACCAGAATACTTCTGGACATGCAGTAGTAGGAAAAGGAGGTCATATAGTATCAGGATCTACAGGTTGGGATTATATTTCAAATATTCCTGCAGGCTTAGTATCTAGTTCATTAGCCGGTACTAACCAAGGTCAAGTTCGTTTGAATGGTTCTAACGTTAATATTACTACTCTACAAGAGTCATCTACTCCAACATTTGCAGGGATGACTATAACTGGAGACTTAACAGTCGAAGGAGATGTTACTACATTAAACACAACTAACTTATTAGTTGAGGATAAATTTATTTTATTAAACTCAGGTTCTGGTTCTCCTAATCAAGGAGGTATAATTATAGATGAAGGTTCAGGAGCAGGTCATGCATTGATTTACAATAATACTGCTGCAAGATTCGGATTCACAGGTTCTTTAGGACATACAGCAGCTTCTGCTACCCCTGATGCTTTTGCATCAGCAGTTGTAGATATAGATGCCGGTCATTCAGACGTACCAGAATATCAAAAAAACGGTAACGTCAAAATTGACTCAGGTACTATATTTATTTATGCTTAAAAAATTACTCAAAAAAATGGGATTGGTTACAAAAGGAAAGACTACTATAAAGGAACCTAATACACTAGAAAATTTAAAAAAGATAGAAGGTGTTTCTATCAATACTCTCACAGTAGAGGAAATTAACTTTATCTTAACTAAATTACGTTCTGCGAACTACATTGGTTCTGAATTTGAATACTTCTCTAATATCTGGATTAAACTTACAAAGTTGAAAGAGCAGTAGTTTGCTCTTAAGTATTTATTTCTTATATTTTATAGACTATTTATAATTAAAGCTAATTATTGGCCCGTAAGGGAAGTGGACTCATTTAGAGTAGCCAACCGTAAATAGAAGTAACATGCCAAACTGGAAAAAATTAATTACTAGCGGCTCGAACGCTACCCTAACATCTTTAAACGTTACAGGAGACATTTCTGTAGCTGGTTCTATAGCTCGATATGATCAAGCTATTTCAGGCAACTCTTCCTATACAATTACCCACAACCTTAACGAAGACTATCCAATAGTACAAATATACGATACAGATAAGCACCAAGTGCTTCCTGCATCAATAACTGCATCAAACGCTAATACAGTATCCCTTGAGTTTGACTCAAACTTTACTGGTAGAGTAGTTGTAAAAAAATAGTTACTAATGATTGAAGTTGCATATTTATAATTATAAATTTAACCACTAAGATGAGAATACACAGCCCATTAATGACCAACGCTCAAGCGACAGGATCTTTCTCTGGTTCCTTTACAGGAACATTCGACGGGGATATACAAGCAGATTCAGTTGCCTACGCCAACGTATCCGGAAAACCAACGCTCCTATCATCCAGTATACAAGTAAACTATAATGATGTAAGTAACTTACCTACACTTTTACAGTTAGGAAGTACTTCTACTTCAGCACTTGCTGGGAACACTACAACTATTAGTAATAGTCAAGCAACAGCAATTTCTACAAATTCCGATAAAGTTGGAATAACTACTAGTCAAGCATCTGCAATTACTACTAATTCAAATAAGGTAGGATATACAGACGCATTAGTAAAAACAAAATTAGACTCAGAAGGAGTTATATCTGGTTCATCTCAGATTGATATTCATAACACAACTGGGTATGAAGCAAACGAAAATATAGATCATTCAGACATTACTATTGGTAGTGGATTAGGTTTGTCTGGAGGAGGTACAATAGATACTAATAGAAGCATATCATTAAATACTAGTTCTACTCACTTTACAGATGGGGTAAAAAGTAAACTAGATAGTGATAACGTACTTAGTGGTTCAGTAACAGATATAAAATCATTTTTATCTATCACATCAGCTGACATTTCAGATGTAGCAGCATTCTCACAAACAGGTACTTATAGTGGTTTGAGAGCACAAGGTACTACTAAAGGAGATGTAGGATTAAGTAATGTAACAAACGAAAGTAAAAGTACGATGTTCGCATCACCTGCATTTACTGGTAACCCAACAGCACCTACACAAACCGGAACTGATGACTCTACTAAGTTAGCAACAACAGCATTTGTACAGGATAGAGTAGATACTATAATCGGTACTGCTGGTTCAACGTTAGATACACTAGGAGAACTTTCTGCTTCATTAGCAGATGATCAAGATGCTTTATCTTCACTAACAACAAC